ATATGTTGACCAAACCGGACAACTCCAACACATGATACATGAGTTTAAAGATTATGTTGGTTCTGAGCCTAATTGCAGACTTACGGCAATATTGCAAACAGATTTAGATACTGCTTTATCTCATGTGTATCTTGACATATATAATTACCACGATTCTCAATGGGACAATCTAGCAGAGGAAAATGATGTTGGAGCAGATACCGATATTGCTTTTGATGTGATTGTTTCAGACTTATCTAATTTCAAAGATGGTAGCAATATGATGAGTTGTCGTATACGGCAGGAGGCTATTTAATGGCGTGGGGTGCTCCAACATCTAATGGTAGTGCAGTAACATCGTCAAGTGGTACAACACTTTCGATGAGTCCAACTGTAAATTTGACAGTTGGAATACTCGCGTTTATTTGTGTTGTTACAGACAATGTTGCTACAGCCGATGGAGCTAGTAACAATCATTCGCTTGCGGACTCAAAAGGGAATCTTTGGAGAAAAATAAGTGAATACACAGACTCGGATGGAGTAGCCGCCGATGGTGTTACTATTTCTATATTTGGGTCAAGAATTACTACTCAAATAATCACTACGGATACCATCACGGTTACAGTTCCAACTTGTCTTGAAAAAATAATATCTTGTTTCTACGTTTCTGTTGGTGCTGGAAATACATTTACAATCGAGCAGATTGGAGTTGGTCAAGGTGCAATCTCTGCTTCTGTATCGAGTATGACTTCTCGTTCATATTTGTTGATTGGTCATGGTGGTGCGGAAGGAACAGATTCTTCTAAAACTCCTGATGCAAATTATGAAGAAAGATTTGATTTGCGTACTGCATCAAGCGGAAGTAGAGTTACTCAACATGTTGTTACTAGAGTGGCGACTCTTACATCAGATACATGCACGTCAACCGCATGGACTAACACGAATCCAATGTTTTTACTCGCGGCATTGTACGAGACTACTGGTTCTCCGTCTGTATCATCATCTGTTTCTGTGAGTATAAGCTCCAGTATATCTTCCAGTATATCAATAAGCTCCAGCGTTAGTTCGAGTAAAAGCGCAAGTCCATCAATATCGTCTAGTGTATCTGCAAGTCCATCAATATCGTCATCGGTATCTTCGAGTTTATCAATCTCATCAAGCGTATCGAGTAGCAAGAGTTCTTCTGTTAGCTCGTCAGTAAGCTCCAGTCCGAGTATATCTTCGTCGGTATCTGCATCTCCGTCTATTAGCTCGTCTGTTTCTTCAAGTAAATCTTCTTCGGTATCTGCTTCTCCGAGTATAAGCTCATCGTTGAGTTCGAGTTTAAGTTCGTCAGTATCTTCATCCCCTTCAATATCATCAAGTGCAAGTTCATCTGTTAGCTCGTCAGCATCGGCAAGCGTTTCCTCAAGTCCATCCTCAAGTCCATCATCTGCTTTATATACTCTAAAAATTGATTTGTGGAATGTTAATTTTGAGATACCATCCGTAAGCTCGTCAGTCAGTTCTTCGGTCAGTGCATCAGTTAGTGCATCGGTTAGCGCGTCTGTATCGGCATCTGTTAGTGCCTCTATTTCTTCATCTATTTCCTCTAGTATTAGTGCTTCTATATCGGCCTCTATCAGTGCTAGTCCCTCAATCTCAGCTTCTGTAAGTTCATCTGTTTCTTCATCTGTATCGGCATCCCCATCAATATCTTCGTCTATTAGTGAGTCTATTAGTTCTTCGATTAGCTCCAGCCCTAGTATAAGTTCGTCTGTTTCCTCCAGTAAATCAGCTAGCATATCTTCTAGTATTTCAACCTCTGTTTCGGCTTCTCCTAGTATTAGTTCCTCAGTCTCTGCTAGTCCTAGCATAAGTTCATCTGTAAGTTCCAGTGTATCTTCGAGTAAGAGTGCTTCTGTAAGTTCTTCGGTGAGTGCTAGTCTAAGTATTTCTTCATCCGTATCTGCTTCACCCTCTATTAGTGCATCTATTAGTGCTAGCATATCTTCATCCGTAAGTGCATCCATATCAGCCTCTGTATCTGCTAGTGTGTCATCGTCCCCCAGTCCAAGTGTAGGTTTTACTGTTGACGATATTATATTGGAGTGGCAAAGCTCGTCAATTTCAGCTAGTGTTAGCTCCAGCGTATCAGCATCTCCTTCCATCTCCGCTTCTGTATCCGCATCAGTTAGTGCTAGCGTATCCGCTTCAATCTCGGCATCTCCTAGTATTAGTGCCTCAGTTAGTGCCAGTATAAGTGCTTCCGTATCAGCATCACCCTCTATTTCAGCTAGTGTGAGTGCCTCTGTAAGTGCGTCCATATCAGCAAGTCCTAGTATTAGTTCCAGCGTGTCTGCATCTGTTTCAGCCTCAGTAAGTGCCAGTCCATCGATCAGTGCTTCTGTTTCTGCCTCAATAAGTTCCTCCATAAGTGCATCTCTTTCTATTAGTTCAAGTATATCTTTTAGTAAGAGTGCCAGTGTCTCTGCTAGTGTTAGTGCATCTATTAGTGCCTCTCCTTCCATATCTTCATCTGTTTCAGCTTCCCCTAGCATTAGTGCTTCAGTGAGTTCTTCTATTTCTGCTAGTGCATCTGCTAGTCCATCTATATCAGCCTCAATTTCAGCCAGCGTATCTACTTCAGTATCAGCCAGTCCATCTATTTCTGCATCCGTTAGCGCTTCACCTAGCATCTCAGCTTCTGTGTCTGCTAGTCCTAGTATAAGTGCCAGTGTTTCTGCATCACCCTCAATATCATCATCTATAAGTGCTAGTCCTAGTATATCTGCGTCTGTATCAGCTTCCATTAGTGCGTCTATTTCTTCAAGCCCAAGTTTGGGAAGTACATCTTCTAGTGTTTCAGCTAGTATTAGTGCATCTGTTTCTAGTTCAATATCTAAGAGTATTTCTGCTAGTCCTAGTATAAGCGCTAGTGTGAGTGCTTCAATATCAATTAGTGTTTCTGCCTCAATTTCAGCAAGTGCAAGTTTATCTATTTCAGCTTCGGCTAGTGCTTCAGTTTCAGCCTCTATATCAGCAAGTCCATCTATATCAGCATCTGTATCAGCTTCGTTTAGTGCGTCTATTAGCGCATCTCCTTCTATTTCTGCGTCTGTTTCTGGCTCACTATCGGCAAGTATTTCTGGTTCTCCTTCTATCTCTGCTAGCGTTTCAGTTAGTATCTCAGAGAGCATAAGTGCGAGTCCATCGATTAGTGCGTCTGTAAGTGTTTCTATTAGCGCTTCCGAATCTACTAGTATATCTGCTTCATTTAGTTCAAGCATTTCGGCAAGCATAAGTGCAAGCCTATCGATTAGTTCATCTGTTTCTAGTAGTATAAGTGTGTCTGTAAGTGCTTCTTTTAGCGCTTCTGTATCAGGTAGTGTGTCCGCTTCTGTTAGTTCGAGTGGATCAGCAAGTATATCTGCTAGCCCAAGTATTTCTGCAAGTATAAGTACATCCATTTCAGCCAGTGTAAGCGCCAGTATTAGTGCTAGTGTTAGTGCTTCGTCATCAGCTTCTCCAAGCGCTAGTCCAAGTCAAGCTACAGGTACAGTTAGAATATATAAAGTACGATCAAGACCTATAAATTTTAAAATTAAAAACAGAAACATTGAAAATGAAATTCAATTAAGAAACATTGAAAATGAAATTCAATTAAGAAACGTTGAAAATGAAATTCAATTAAGAAAAATTGTTTTTATAGTGAGGTGGAAATAAGCAATATATGAAAAATAATTATAGAAATATTTTTGGGCCGATTTATCAGGGGATAAATGAGAGAATAGCTTATATTTTCGATTGGGAACAAATAGGAGAACCTACTACCCCCACTGTAACTTTAATGATTGACCAAACTTGGGCGAGTGCTTCTTCTAACTTTTCAGGATCAGTAATAGTTTCGGGGTGTCAAGTAATGACACCTCTAGTATGCAGTTTAAGTTCGGGAAGTACATATCGTCTAAGTTGTCGCTCAATTATTGGCGGAAATACTTATGAAGTTTATGGTACGATTATTGGGGAGCAATAAAATGAAGTTTTTATTATACCTTGACAAATTAGAGAAAGTATGGTAAGATATTGGATGGGGATATGCAAATGGGTTAGGGAAAGTACATCGAGAGTGGCTTCTCACAATTTTTGTAGCTCTATTTCCGAGTCATAACCTTCCTTTTTGCCAAAGGTTGCTTTTATAGCATAAAACCGGAAATCATTTGCATTCCCTTATAAAATTTTTAGAGGAGAACAATTTTGGAAAACGTTATCTTTGATGAGTGCTATCGACATTATAAGTCTAATTTCACTCTAGGAAAGACATGGGAATATTTGTCAAAAGAATTTGGTTTCGCTTCATCGGAAATTCTTCGCAACAGATTTAAAAGGGCTAGAAAGCAAAGAGGAATACCATCGAGAAATCAATCAATAGAAGTAGAAAATAAAGTTCAGACATTTCACTCAATTCCGACCCAAGCAAAAATTTTATTATTCGACATTGAGACTTCCCCGATCATGGCGATGTGTTGGGGGATTTGGCAACAGGATATTAATATTGACGCTATAATTCAGGATTGGACAATTTTATCATGGAGCGCGAAATGGCTCTTTGATGATAAAATTCAATCGGATGTACTCACGTCTTATGAAGCGTCAGAACATGATGATTTTAGAATTGTACAATCTCTTTCTAATATTCTAAATCAAGCTGATATTGTTATTGCTCATAATGGGATACAATTTGATTCTAAGCGTTTAAATACCAGATGTTTATATCATGGTTTACCCCCAATAAAACATTATCAATCTGTTGATACCTTGATTATTGCTAAAAATACATTTAGTTTTACTAGTAATAAATTGGATTATATTAACCGTTATTTAGGATTGCCTGAGAAAGAAAATATTGGATTTCCAGTATGGCGAGACGCTTATTATGGTAATGCAGATGCTTTGAATAAATTACACGAATATAATATACGTGATGCGGCTATATTAGAGGATTTATTTTTAAAGTTAAGACCTTATATTAAGAATTGTTATAATCTTAATTTGTGGTCGGAAGATAATATTTCTATTTGTCCTAATTGTGGTTCTAATGATTTGACTTGGAATGGGAATTATTTCACATACACAGGTTCATATAAAGCCTTCCGTTGTTTGAATTGTGGAGCAACAGGTAGGAGTAAACAGTTAGATTTAGATAAAGAGAAGAGGAAAGCGATTGTGCGATGAGGTGATAAATGCAAGTTAAAAGTCGCAGACTTGTTAAACCAGATTATATTTCTAGAACTGGCGTTAAATTAGAAAAGTGTTATTGCAGAAAGTGTATGACATTTAAAAAGCCAGAAGATTTTTTTGATGCTACTGATACTTATTTAGATGCTAATGGGAAAATGAGTGTTTGCACCCCATGTATTAATGAAGTTTATAAGAAATTTTTTATTAATGAACAATCTGTGGAGCAGACCATTCTTCGTTTATGCAGATTATTAAATGTTCGTTTTGATTTAGCTGCAATCGAAGCTCTTAAGAAACATGTATCGACTGTTGAGGAAAAAGGTCATAGTACCGAAAGTTATTTTGGCATATATAAGAATAAGCTATTAAGTGTTCAGTTTGGTACTAAACTTTCAGAGAGAGATTGGGATAATCAAGACCTTACTTTTGTAGAACTGACTAGAGAAGAAAGAGTAAAACTTCCTGCTGGAAGTATTGAAAACCAAGAATATTTTGAGAGTCAATGGGGGAAGGGTTTGCAACAAGATGACTATGAATTTTTAGAGCAAGAGTTTAACGAGTGGAGAAAAACAACTAAGTGTGATACTCAAGGGGAAAAAGTTCTTGTAAAAGAAATTTGCTATAAGCAGAATGAAATTAGAAAAGCTCGGCTAGAAGGTAGACCTGTAGATTCTATGGTTAAATCACTACAAGATATTATGAAAAATAGTGCTTTGACTCCTGCTTTACAGAGTGCCGCTAATAGTGGAAAGAGTGCAGATACTTTTGGTAATTGGGTGAAAGAAATAGAGCAATTTGAACCTGCTGAATTCTATCAGGATAAGGAAAAGTTTAAAGATATTGATGGAATTAAAGAATATGTTGAACGTTATATTACTCGTCCTATTGGGAATTTTATTACTGGTTCAAGAGATTTTTCTACAGGAGAATTGGAAGAAATCACAGAAGACGATGATTTTGATATAGAAGATGAAAAATGAAAGATTTTAAAAACGAATATCGTAAAAATGCCGATAGTAAAGATGTTTTTAGAAATCCTAAGATTGTTACACAAGAAGAATTAAGTGGTGAAAGAAAACAAAATTTAATTAATTGGATAACTTTTTATCGCAGGAATATTCATCGTTTTGTTGAACATTATTTTGGTATTAGATTATTTCCATATCAAATTTTATGGATATATATGATGAATAATTGCGATTCTTTTGTGGCTATATGCAGTCGTGCAACGGCAAAAACATGGCTTTTGGCTGTATTTGCTTGTGCTAAAGCAGTTTTATATCCTAACTCAGAAATAGTTGTTGTTAGCTCCACTAAAGAGCAAGCTGGTATTATTGTTTCTGATAAAATAACCAGTTTGAGAGATAATTTTCCTAATCTTGCCAGAGAGATAAGTAATATTACTACTAATATGAATAAATGGCAAGTGGATTTTCATAATGGAAGTGTAATCAGAGTAGTTGCTTCAAGGGATAGCGCGCGGGGGAAAAGGGCCACATTTATTATATATGAAGAATTCCGATTAATTGACAAACTCGTTGTGGATTCTATCATCCGTCCCTTCGCCTATGTTCGACAGACACCTTATATACAAATGCCACAATATGAGTTTCTTAGGGAGGAGCCTAAAGAAGTTTTTATTTCTTCAGCTTATCATAAGGGTTTATGGTGGTTTGATGAAACTAAAAAAAATATTAAAGCTATGTTACGGGGAGATAATTCTGGATTTATTGCTTTAGATTATCTTATAACTTTAAAACACAATATTAAAACAAAAAGACAAATAAAAAATGAAATTTCTAAGATGGACGAGATTACTGCACTTGAGGAATACTACAATATCAGTTGGGGGGAAAGTGCTTCATCTTATTTCAGACTAAAGATGTTTGGGAAATCTAGAACAATACAAAAAGCATTTTATCCACAAAGGATTGATGAACATTATAATGCGAAGAAAAATCCTTATGGTATTAATAAACTTGAAGGAGAAATGAGGATTGTTTCTTGTGATATTGCTCAACGTGCAGGTAAAGCAAATGACTTATCTATTACAGGGTGTGTTCGTTTGCTTCCAACTCATAGAGGATTTTATAGAGAATTGCTTTATATGGAGTCCTTTAGCGGGGTAAATAGTGTATTACAGGCTCTCAGAATAAAACAGATATTCTATGATTTCGAAGCCGATGTAATTGTGCTTGATATCGCTAATGCGGGTATTACTGAATATGATCAACTAGGAATACTTACAAAAGATGCCGAAAGAGGTATTGAATATGAGCCGATGACCATAATGGATCATGAAAGTATTGATAGAAAAACTTATGATGAATTATCTAAACGTACATTAGGATTGAATGCCAGACCAGTAATTTATCCTGTCTCTGGTACAGGAGAGTTAAACTCTCTTATTGCTGTTGAAATGCGAGATAGTCTTCAAAAGAAATTATGGAAATTTTTAGTAGATGAAGCAAGCGCTGAGGATTATTTAATAAAGTCTCCATATATGAAAGAATTCTTAGATGTTAATGATATTAATGCTAAGGCATGGTTTCTTGCTCCATATGTTCAAACTAGTTTATCTGTAAATGAGTTTATCAATCTTTCTATGACAATGGTATCTGGAAATATTAAATTAGTTGAGTCTCCTGGGAGTAGAAAAGATCGTTTTACTGTTTTAAGTTATGCTAATCATTATGCTTCTT